GTAAACGCCACCATCTGATGTGTGACGCTCAAGGGTTGGAATAGTCCAAGTGTAAGTAACAGCCATAGTGTTTCTCCTTTAGGTGTTTTCTAAGGCAGTAATACGTGCCTCTAGTTCTTTTATTGTAGCAACCAACAATGGCACTAGCTTGCTTTGATCAATGCCTTGGTAAACAGGGTTGCCATCTGCATCGACCTCGTTGTGTATGCCTGTGATTGCCTCTGGTACAACTGATTGAACCTCATGTGCTAGGAAGCCATCAACTGTTGTGGTGTCATCCGCAATAAAGTTGAACCGCTTTGGGTCTAGCTGCTTCAAGCGTGTTGTTGCACCTGTAAGTTCAACTACGTTTTCTTTGAGGCGATAATCAGATGAAGTGTTGTAGGCTGTTGTAGAACCATTTGTACTAATACTCCCCACCGCAGTTGTCCCACGATAAAAAATACCAAGTGTACCAGTTGTGCCACTGCCAGCGTCTTTAATCTCAAGGCCATATTGTGAACCGCTATCAAATTCTATTGCGGCTTTTGCTAATCCGCTTTGGCTTGCAATAGTATTAACCAACAGATTACCGCTGCTGTCGATGCGCATACGTTCTGTGGGAATAGTCCCGCTTGCGCCACCGCCGTTAGTGTAAAACCTTAGCCCTGCTTTAAATGATGCATCACCTCCACCCGCAGAAGAACCAGAGGCTTCCATAACACTGTAGATATAAGCATAGTCCCTTACAGCGTTGCCATAGTCTCTACCTATGAAATCAATACCAAACCCAAAACCATCATAAGGATTAGGTACCTGAACACCGCCATCAAGAGTAAAATTGGAAACAATAGTGTTTCTAACTGTACTTTTGCCAGCAACGTGCAAAGCTGTATCAGGCGAACTCGTCCCAATTCCAACATTACCGCTGCTGTCGATGCGCATGCGTTCTGAGCCAGATGTACCAAAGATTGTATTGCCAGCGTCACGATTTACTAAGTAGGTATCATTTCCGTAGTTTATTAACTCAGTACCATCGGCATCAGTGGTTCCACTTGTAGCATCCGTTAGCTTTATTAATGACCCTAATGTAGAATGTATGTGTATCGTTCTATCATAGCTTGCGTTTAAACTAGGCGAATCTGTCCCAATGCCAACATTACCCGCTGATGTGATGCGCATACGTTCATCTGCTGAAAGATCAACATTATCTGTATCACTAACAGCAACTATAAAATCAGCAGTCCTACCAGAAGCAGCCGTTTGAACGGCTCCAAATGCAACGGGTTTAAAACCTGATCCACTTCCGTTATCCAAAGAAGTTGCATAAAGTGCATACTGACCAGTTGCACCAGTTCTATTTTCAGAAACTATCTGAGCATTAGTTGCCGCAGTAGTAGAATCCCTGTTTACAACTAGCTTGTTTGTAGCTCCTGTGGCGCCAATCCCAACATTACCGCTGCTGTCGATGCGCATACGTTCTGTGGCGGCGGTGTAAAACTCAACTGTGTTGCCGCCTAGTCCAAGGCCAACTTCTCCTCCGCTATCGTTAACACCAATTATTGCATTGCTGCCATAAGTAGAGCTGCCACTTATAACAATATGCTCATTAGTTGCATTTTTTACATCTAAAATAGCTATAGGCGAATCTGTCCCAATGCCTACGTTACCGCTGCTGTTGATGGTCATACGAGTGGTTGGTGCGCCCCCTCCAACGCCTATCTTAAAGTTTGTCTTTGCGTTTTCACCATCAGCTTCAATGTCTAAAGCATACCTTTCAGAAGAACCATTTGAACCTTCTATACGCAGGGAATTGGCTTGATCAGCACCAGAAAAGCCTATGTTTATTGCAGTGTCAGGCGAAGTCGTCCCAATGCCCAAACTCTCAGCACTCGCATCCCAGTAGAACGATTGGCTTGACCCCTGATCATCGTAAAAGCTGATGTCGCCGCCTGAGCCAATCTTCATACGGAGATTATTGCCAGCCGTATTAAACAACATTTCGTTTGTTCCAGCAGGACTATCCTGCAAAAACTCTAATTGCCCAGAAGTGTTGTGATAAATGTAGCTATAATCACCACCCGATCCGTCACCATTACTATCGCCATCCAAAACAAGCATAGCACCATTCGCACCAGTGCTACCTATCAAGGCTCTTGTGAAAGCAGATTGCTGTACGGTTACTTCATCGCTGGTCAAAGTACCCGTGATGTCTACGCCTGTGTTTGTGGTGGCGAGTTTTTCTGATCCATCGTAATGAAGAGTTGCAACATCCCCAACACCTTTTATAAGGTTATTTCCAGAAGCATTTTCAACACGAAAGTCACCAACTTTTACTTTAATTGCACCAGTGCCAGCATCTTCAATAATACTGTGGTTTCCATCATGGTAAATCTGAAGATCAGACCCTGCGCCAAAGATGGCTTTGTCGTTGTCACCGAAGGTAAAATCCGCAGATGTAGAACCACCATCTATAGAAATACTACCTGTTACATCAAAGTTATCTGCACTACTATCGTATCTAAACCCTTCAGTAAGGTTGCCATTACGCATGGAGTAAAATACAAGATCAATTTCTTCAGCAGTTGGAGTTAAACCTGTAGTAATGCTACGAATAGCACCACCAGTTTCTACATTACCAGCAGCAGTTTCAACACCAAGAGTAAGACCAGACCCAATGCCCACTGCAGGTGTACCAGAAGATTGTACTTGAATACCTAGAACATCTGTCACTGCATTAGTTGTAGCATTAGTCACATCAACAAGAGGTGCTTGTGAGAAGGAAACAACACCACCAGAAGATATAGCAATTGCATCACTATCAGAAGCAGAGCCAATAGTACCAGCATTGTCAATCTTAATGCTACCTACTGTTGCTACACCATCAAGGAACATATCCTTAAACAAAAGACCACTTGTACCAATATCTAGTGTATTAGTAGTCTTAGGTTTAATCTCAGTTGCACTTGCTACAAAGTCTTGAACTGGACCCAATACAGTAACAGGCCCACCTTCTGCAGATGTGCCATCATGTGTGTGACCACTTGTGCCCATTGCACTTTCAATTGCGTCAAATTCACCATCTAAATCTGCAGCATTGATAATGTTGCCATCAGCAATGTTATTAGATGTGTCATTCCTAGTGTAACCTGTTCCCATTTTGGTTTACCTTCTCGTGTTTGTACCAAATTCTAAAGTGATAGCATCAAGTGAAAATGGTGGGTCTGTACTATCTGATTCAAATTGTATAGACGCTGTAAAGCCTGATCCTATTAGTTGTGTTTCAAAAAGAGTTACTAGTTTATTACTATATACTGCAGAAGATCCAAATACCGCAGAGCCATAAAAAGCAACCTCACCTGTGTCGTTATCAAAATTTATCTGTGTAGGCTGTATACTATTACGTTGGTCAAAGTCTAGTTTAAGACTCATATCAAATGATACACTACCTTGTGGGTCTGTATAAAGAAATGCTTTGTAAAAAGTCTTACGAACTCGTGGATCATTAATTGGCATAAACGGAGTAGCAAAAGTAGTTTGTATATTTAAACTATTAAAACTATTACCATCTTCCATTTGATACAAATAACCATCATCATTAGCAAAAACAATTGTTTCTGTATTTTGATAGAACCTACTGTCAGCTACGTAAGCTCTAATACCACGAAGCTCGGCCCAAGCCATACCTTCACCACCTTGACCAGAAAACTGCGTACCAAGAATACCTTGAGCATTTTCTTGTGTAATGTTTGTATTATATCCTAGTATTCTATACTGAGATTTATTACGAATAACTACACTAGCAAAAGAAGTATTAGCAGTAATAAAACTTGTTACTTCTTTTTGTATTGTTTTAGATACAACACCAAGACCAAAGTCACCTATACGATCTGTACCACTTAATAATCTAAGACCATCTGGTCCTAAGAACATTATGTCACCACCTACTTCTTGGATAGTGTCTGTGTCTACGCAACCAATGTCAGTAGTAACTGGTTGTAATTGAAAGTCTGCTATTGTATTACCAACTAATTGGAATATAGAAGACTCAGTAAAGATAATTAATTGTTGTCTAAAAACAATCAGTCCTGTAATCACGGCTCCTAAAGAGATTGTACCAGAACCATTAGCTGCTGTAAAGTCATTATCTGTATATGGAGCAGTAAAAGTTAATAAATTACTTTTGCCAAAAAACAGTTGGTTTTTAAAGTTGACTACAAAACCTGCACCATTAACATCCGTAGGGGCATCGTTAAGTGCAGTAAACGTACTGTTATCATATAGTGCAGGAACATTAGTACCATCTACTGTGGCAATTTTTTCTGTTCCTGTATAGTTATACCTTGCAAATCTAGTTTTACCAGCACTTTCTCTTGATGTACTTAAAAAAGTTATTGCAGCATCATCTGCTGGTGAACTAGCTAATGCAGGGTTTATGGCTAATGTAGCACCACCAGAGCTTACAGTTGCATCTGCAGTAACCGTATAGACAAGATCAACACCAGCAATTTTAAATATATCACCTGCCTGTGGGGCTGCAGTTAAACCATCAACAATAAGACTTGTACCAGTTTGTGATGCACCATTTACAAGTACAGTACCATAGTTAGGTACATTAATATGCGTTACTGCACTAGAGGATACTTTAAAAAGATCGTCATTTCTTGCTACAATAACTCTATCTAAAAATACACCACAACCAAGTGCAAGATAGTTACTTGTCGTTGTGGTAAATGTAACTGCGGCTGCATTTGCAGGAGAGCTATCAAGAGCGCCAGTAAGTGTTAGTGTAGCTCTATTATTTGTAGCGTCATATGATACACCCCCAGATGCAATAGTATATGTACCTGTAACCCCATCTATTGTAAGTGTGTCACCTGCCTCTGGTGTCTGATGTATATTACCTATAATAAGACTAGTACCAGACTGACTAGCACCGTGTACAACAGGAGCACCATAAGGTGGAATAATACTACTGTTATATTTAGTATAACCTAAGATACGTCTGTAACCACCCTCAATAGATGGTTCAAAGTTTCTAAGAGTTCTTGCAGATCCCGGTGCGTTAATACCTTGTTGCAAAGGACTCATATTAGTAACAAGTCCACCCTTAAATTCTATAGGGTATGTTTGACGAGTTGATGGCATGTATTAGTTTGCTCTAAATGAACTGACTGCAATACGGTTACGATCTATTACAGTTGATCTAACATAATCATATCTATTAATATACAAGCTACGCATGTTTTTAATTTCATCTACAAAACGTTGTTGCATAATAGAAGACTCTTGCGTTTCCCCTCTAAACATATATGCATAGTGCATTGCACCATCTAGTAAAATATATCTAAACTGTTCTGGTATTGTGGGTACATCTGTAGCATTAATAAGATCTACAGGAAGTCTATAATACTCGTATACAACAGTATATGCTTTATCTGGTGCAGGAACAAAACCAAACTCTAAACTAGGTGTACGAAATACATAGTCAGGTAATGCTCTACGATTATCTGATGTACTATATTCCGCATCTACATACTTATCTAAATATTCTTCATACGTAATAACTTTTAAACGTTTAGTATCATTACCTAAAGTATCGTCACGTTTAATGCGAAAGCTATCCATGTCAATTGTTTTAGCATCTGCAGGATATGCATAACGTACTGTACCAGCAGTTAATGTTTCTTCTGTTTCTACATGATTAAAAGGCCATTCGTATTCATGTTGATTAAGATAACGAATAGCAGAGTTTACTGCATCTTTAATCATACTGTACTCACCCGTAGCAGCAGCAAAGTTACTTGATGTAAGTTCCACCTCATTAAGTCTACGGTTTACGTCATTCACTAGACCAATATAATCATAAGCCATTTAACGTTCCTTTACCCGTAACTTAATACTGCGTTCTGCTTGACTGCCTGTGCTGTCAATCATATTACAGAAAAAAGTATATTCAATGTTGTTTGTACCACCACCAATATTAATAGTGGCCACAGTGTTAGTATTTGTTTGTGACACGTTTTGTATATCGTCAGTAGTTGCAGAACTAGAGGCAACAGTAAGTGTTTGTCCTGCACCTAGTGTAGTTTTAGTACTATAAGCAGTACTTTTTACAGACCATGTGACAGTACTAATAGTAGCACTACCAAGAAAACGTGACCAATCTACACTGTAATCTAGTTGTTCATCAGGGTCTTTATTAGGCCAACGAAAACTCATGTTTAATCCTCAGTTGCATATACAGTTCGTTCTGCAGATGTTGCTTGTCGTTCTACAAAAACTATTCTATTCTCTTGTGGTATTCTTACTGTCCTGTTTGTGTCAAAAGCAGGAATAAACACCAATCTATTCTCATCGGGTATACGTACAGTTCTGGATGCTGAAGTAGACATTACGCTGCCTCTGCTATATATACTGTGCG